GCTCTGGCAACGATACTGGGAAATATTAAACAGGAAAGTAAGTTCCATTCCAACATTTGCGAGGGAGGGGCTAGAGTTCCTTACTCTGATTGCCATCGGGGTGGGTACGGACTTATTCAGTGGACCACTGAGAATCGTTATCTGGGGTTAGGTCTTTTCTGTCAGAAGTATGATTGTGACCCCAGCAGTCTAGAAGGTCAAACTCGTTACATGATTAACGAAGACATCTTCCAGAAGTATCTTCCTATGTTTGAGGGCGGTGGACAAACTGTCCGACAGTATATGGTTCCAGCCTACTACTGGTTAGGATGGGGTATCAAGGGCAATCGAGAAATTTACTCTTATAACTACTCAAAGAAACTGGTGTTAGTATGATTAAGACTCTTACAGACGCTCTCAAGGACATTCTAGGACCTAAATCTGACAAGATTGAATGTGCTATTGACGAGAATATTATTGATTGTGACAAACTAGAAGCACCTGTTCAAGAGTGTGGTCCTGGACATTTTACCCAAGGGTATGGATCGTATGTTGGTGTCCCTGCCCCTAGAGTCCTTAAAGATGATGAGTGGTTCGGTCCTGCTCCTGTCTCTGATGCCAATCAAGATTATATGGAGCAAGAAACTCACATTAAACAGCAGCAGCACCAAGAAACTTATTCTATTGAACCTGAGGACATTCATCAGGTAATGTATGAAATGGCAACCAAGAGTGGTGCCACAACTGTTCAACTTGATCCCATTGGTGGATCCGAAAACTTTCAAGGCGGTTCAGAAAATGTCCATCGATGATTGGCGCTACAGTGATCAGAAAATGAAGGTTAGAGAGCAAGCACTCAAAGTTTTACTCTCTAAGTTTGGTGGTCAAATGGAGGGAGCACGTCCTAAATACTCCAGTCAATCAATCTATGAGTGTGCTCAAGACTGGGTATCTCAGGGTAACATGCACACTGCGGGTATTGTAAAGTATTACGAGGCTTATTATGCAAAAAGTAATTAACGTTTTGGCAGTTCTATCATTTGTGGGAACTGCTGGTATTATTGGTGGTGGATATTATCTGTATACACAGAAAGATCCTATCATCGGAGGTATGAAAGAAAAAATTATCACGGCAGCAACAGAGGCAATCGCAGAAGCACTTCCTGGTATGTTAGACGCTTCTATGCCTGAACTTCCTAGTGCCACTGGTGGTGCTATTCCTGCTGTTCCCTCTACTACTGGTCCTGCTATTCCCTTCTGATGAAAAAAATTATTATGAGTTTGCTGGCAGCAGCATCAATTGCTGCTCCTGTGCTTGCTGACCCGATCAAACAGGATGAATACTATAGTAATCATTCTATGGGGTGCATGTTACTTAGAGAGTGTGCCGATGGAGTCAAACAAGTCTTTAGTCTTCTGGATATTTCTAGTGAGTATCCCAATACTGATGATTTTTATTCTATTGCTAACGAGTTCAACTCTATGCTTGTCTCCCTTAACCAGGTCGGAGTTAACGTGTTTTTAGCAGAAGAAAAATATTTTCCTGTCGGACATCGTGGAGTTTATCATACTGTAGGCAATAACTTCTTCCTCAATAAAACTTTCATGAAGCGTCCTCATGTGCTCATGAGTGTGATGCGTCATGAAGGATGGCACGCTGCTCAGGACTGCATGGCAGGCACGATTAAGAACAACATGATTGCCATTATCATGCCTGAGGAAGATGTTCCCGAGATGTGGCAAGAGATGGCACGGAGGGCATATGCGACTATGCCTGCTGCTATCCCCTGGGAGAAAGAAGCAACCTGGGCAGGTAAGACTGAGGGAATGACAATGAAAGCACTGCAGTCTTGTGCTGATGGTACGATGTGGAATGACTATGAACCCACACCTATGACCCGTGAATGGTTGGTTGAAAACGGATACCTTTCTAAATAGAGTTGCCTTGCCACTCTACTAATGGCAGATATCAAGCCCAAAGTAGAGAAGGAAGACCATGGTGAAGATAAAAGTGAAGTTCTTGGTAATTTAGTGAAAGTCGTAGTACTTATTTGGTCTGCCTCTCTTCTCACATTTAGTTACGTTAGACTTCCTAACGGTCAAAAGATTTTAGATTTCGATCCCACATTTATAGCCTCGGTGTTCTCTGGATCTTTAGCTGCCTTCGGTCTCAGTCCTGCTAAGTCGGGTGGTAATGGAAACGGAAATTCAAAACCAGCAAAGAAAGAAGAACCTCATGTTGCACCTGCTATTGAACCTAAGAGGTAATCATGTCACGTATCAAATGGGCTGCTATTAGTATTGGTGGTGTTGTTGCTGTTGCACACATCGGTGTCTTAGGGCATTTAACTGAACGACCACCCGAACCCGAACCCGAACCTGTTGTTCAGGTCCCTACTATTAACATCCCACATGGTCCATATACTTCTTACTCGATTACTGCAGGTAAGGAAGGGTATATGATAGAATATAAAGCAAATGATCCTAAAGTATTAGAGTCATCAAGATCCCTTAATCTTGACAAAGACAAGAGAGGTTTTTTTGGTGGTGGATCTGAAAAGAGAAGTGAATATCGTCATGATCAATACACGATGGAAGGCACCCGTAATATGGGAGGTGCTGGAACGCTAGCAGAGGGAAAGTCTGCAAAAGACGTAGAGTGTATCGTGGCGGACGCTGGCGCACGATCTCAAGGTGCGATGGCAGGAACCGCAATTAGCACAGGTCTTCTTGCTCCTGCAGTCATGAACATTCCTTATGTTGGATGGTTGGCAGCGGGATGGGTTAGTCTTCTAGGTCAATCTGCAGGAGAAGCACTTGGGTCTGAAGTTGGGTCCGTATTTAATGATTGCTAATGAACTTATTTTTGAGACCTTTACATGATATAAGTGACCCAACTTGGAGTGTAATTATCTCTATTATAATACTTTTATTGGGTGTGACATACTATATTGTCTATATAATGCGTATGGCTTTTGATGAAATGAACGATGAGCGACCTGACGAATAAAGATTCAGAACAAGATGCCAAACTTGCTGTATTAGAAAGTAAGATTGAAAGTTATCGCGAACGTATTATTGCTCTTGAAGAAGAAACAAAAGATGTTTCTGTAATTGATAGTACGTTAGAGAACGCGATTCGTCGAATTGAAATGGTTCATCAACGTATCGATAGAACAGAAGAAAAACTTAAACAAGTTGAACAAAAAGTTCTAGAAAATAAGATTTGGATTCAGAGAGCATCTGCTGTTATTGGTGCAGTGGTAACTCTTATTGGTATTATCGTTGCGATGCCACAAGACGCAGATTCAAAGGAGATCGATTATGGGCGCTATGATTCCACCGAGCAGGAAGTCGTGTTACAACTTCCGAGTAGTTGAGATTAATAGAGTTGTCGATGGAGACACGATTGATGTCACTATTGATCTTGGATTTGATCTTTATAAAAAGGAAAGAGTAAGAGTTGCTGGTGTTGATACACCTGAGAAACGTACCCGTAACCTAGAGGAGAAAGCCCTTGGAATCGACGCAACTAACTGGCTCAAAGAAAAACTGGAAGGTGCTGTGGCTGGTGATGATGACCTTGTTATTAGGACTGAACTTGTTGGTGGCGTCGGCAAGTACGGTCGTCTTCTGGGGTGGTTATACATTGGGGACGGGGATCTGTCGCTCAACGAACAAATGATTACTGAAGGATATGCTTGGGAATATGATGGTGGCACCAAGAAAAAAGATTTTGAGGAGTTAAGAGAAATCAGAAGGACATACGGCACCTTGATTGAATAATGCCTATTCCTGATATTCGACTCAATGATATAAGAATACGTGACGTTGTAATCTATGATGTACCAGAGTGGTTATCATCAGATCCACCCATGGCATTACCTGCTGCGCCTCCTGTTACCATGGAGGTGGGAACTCCTATTGTCAATATTCCTGGATGCGTTGAGGCACACAAAGACAATCAGGAAAATGTAAATTTAAAAGAAGAAGATGATAAGGGCATAATGACTTTGTGTGATGCAGGCACACCATATTACACTGCTATTGATTATGATAGAAATCAAATTGTATTAGAACAGGAACCACCAGAACCACCCGTATATAAACCACCACCAAAACCAGAACCACCAGAGACAAAAACTCCAGGAGTTCCTAAGACACCAGAGGTAGAGATTCCTCAGTGTCCTACTAGAGCACAAGAATTAAAAAACCCCATAGGAAAAATCCTAGAGGGTAATAAAAAGATTACTGGTTATGAGTTAGTTGGAAAAGAATGTATAGAAGTTACTGACCAATTAGAGATAACTGATCAAATCATTTCTAATATTCCTAATGCTGGTGCTGTGACTGCTACGGCTTCGATTGCAGTGGTTGCCACGACTTCGGCACTGCTCGCAAAACCTCTTGCTGATCTTTTGTTAAGAGTGGTGAAACCTGCTGTGAAGAAAGTCCTGAAGAAGGTTGCGACCTTACGGGGTAAGAAGATCCCGCCACAGTCCGTCTCTGAGAAGATTGCTGAGCAGCGCCAGAGGAACCAGGCTGTGAAGGCACTGAGGTCGGTGAGACCGTTGAAGAAATAGGTGGAATAGTGTGACGATGTGGTTTAATGTGAGTTACATTTTGAACCACCACATCAGCACATATTTTTCTATAAGGACTTCTGGGATGGAAGCGAATTCCTTTTTGCAATAATTCTCCACAATTTTTAAGTCTTGCAAGTTCAAAATCTAATCGTTTGTTAGCAAGTAGTTGACCTTGTAAAGCAATCTGAGTTTCTGCTGCTTGTTTACAACGCTCTTGTAATCCACCATCAAGAGGTAAAGACAGTGTTGCAGAGAGACCAATACTGGTACTGTAGTTTCTTGTCATACCAGTTCTAACTGGTTTCTGCCAGAGTTGTGATCCTGGATTATCGGGAACACCATCCCCTTGCATTTCCATGATAGTGATAGTCATATCTTGACCATCTTCATACGCTCTGACTACATCACCATCAGTGTTGGTGTAAGTTCTATCATCATACCAAGTCTCCCAAGGCCAGTTCTTGACATTCTTGGTGACCTCTACCATGCGACCCTCAAAATCTCTTGCATCATATTGAGGTTCCATGTAATGAGTTTCAAATGGGTCCTTATCATTACGAGCGTGTGTAATGTAAGGTGTGAAGTTAGCAGTTGGTCCTTGACAACTGATTCCGTTTCCGTATGTGTTAGTAATATATGGACCTTGTAAAACCTGAATAGCCTGGTTGGTCACCGAGCCTGAACTGTTTGCGATTGGATTAGCAGTCGCAGAAACACCTCCCACATCAGCAGCACTGACGGGAGATGCGATTAACAACCCGATTATTGGGTAAAGATACTTGTGGTATCCGTTACGCTTATAACCTCTGTTGTTCTTTGAATCACAGTTTGGTTCGTCATTCCTGGACCTTGATAAGTCTGGGTAAACTGGAATGCTTCCCCTGGATTTGTTATAGTGAAGTTGGAGTTGGAGAAGTCTAGTCCAGTTGCTGAACTTGTTACTTGTCCTTCTATTCCTCCGAGAGGAGTCACATTCACGCTGTTTGTTACGGTTGGGGGAAGCAGTGACGCTCCGTTGTTGGACACGTTTGTCCCCGAAACTGAATATTGCCATCCTGTTGCATAGTCTATAGAGTTGATTGTCTCAGTTTGCTTAGAAGTCGTTTCAGTGTGGCTGGTCATCGAACCTTGTGTGAAGTTCGGGACCACCGGGACTGCTCCAGCAGATTGGACCAGTCCGTGAATAACTCCAAGAATCAATCCGAGACCGATTGCTTCTTGTAGTTTAGTCATCAGTCGATTACCGTAATTTCACTTACGAATTGGCCGACGGCAGTAGATCCAGCTCCACCAGCCGTGATGCTAACAGCACCGTCAGTTCCGATAGTACCTGCCAGACTGCCAGCAGTTCCAGCGGTGTAAGAGGTCTGACTGGAAAAGTTACCAACCTCACCTACAGTAGGAGCTGCAGTTGGAACAGCATCACCTTGTAGGAATGAAGAACTAAAGGAAAATGCTTCTCCTGCAGTTGCTTGAGTTACAGAGATTGTACCAGGGTCATAGATGCCACTGGAAAAAGTTCCTGCAGAAACAGTTCCTGCTGTGGTTCCGTCTGTAGTATTTACGTTCGATCCAGATACGCTGTATTGGGAACCCAAGCGAGTTGCGGTGGTTCTTGCACTATCTACAGTTAACTGGACACTCGAACTCATCTTATGAACCAGACCCCCTGCATTTGCTGCAGGTGCTGCCATCAAAATCATGATTAAGGGAAGAAATCTTCGCATACCTGTCACCCTGATTTAGGACTGTATTTATTTAGAGGTAGATTTTTTTTGATGTGTGAATAAAGTGTTACTTGGTACAGAGCGATACTGTTTAGGGGTTGACAGATAGGGAAAACCGTCTTAATATAAATACATGGAAGGGTGAGGGTTTCCTCACCATCCACACACGCCTGACCGAGACTAAACAGCGTGTCTAAAAAACAGTCTTTCATACCCTCCTCTAAGGGTGAGGAGGGAATAGTAACTCCACCATTTCCCTGATGGTCTTACTTTTTTGTTCAAAACAATGGCTTCAACTCTTTCAAGACAACAAACCTCTTCGTGGGACAATTTCTGCGAGTGGGTAACTTCTACCAATAACCGCCTCTATGTCGGTTGGTTCGGCGTACTGATGATTCCAACTCTGTTGGCAGCAACCATCTGTTTCGTCGTAGCATTCGTCGCTGCCCCTCCTGTGGACATCGATGGTATCCGTGAACCAGTCGCTGGTTCACTCATGTACGGTAACAACATCATCTCCGGTGCAGTTGTTCCCTCTTCCAACGCAATTGGACTCCACTTCTATCCCATCTGGGAAGCCGCATCGCTCGACGAGTGGCTGTATAACGGTGGTCCTTTCCAACTCGTAGTCTTCCACTTCCTGATCGGTATCTATGCATACATGGGTCGTGAGTGGGAACTGTCCTATCGCCTGGGTATGAGACCCTGGATCTGTGTTGCTTATTCTGCGCCTGTTGCTGCTGCGAGTGCAGTGTTCCTCGTCTACCCATTTGGACAAGGTTCTTTCTCAGACGCAATGCCTCTTGGCATCTCTGGTACTTTCAACTACATGCTTGTCTTCCAGGCAGAGCACAACATCCTGATGCACCCCTTCCATATGCTGGGAGTCGCAGGTGTCTTCGGTGGTTCCCTGTTCTCCGCAATGCACGGTTCTCTGGTCACCTCTTCGCTGGTTCGTGAAACCACTGAAACTGAGTCCCAGAACTATGGTTACAAGTTCGGTCAAGAAGAAGAGACCTACAACATCGTCGCCGCTCATGGTTACTTCGGTCGTCTTATCTTCCAGTATGCATCCTTTAACAACTCACGCTCTTTGCACTTCTTCCTCGCTGCGTGGCCTGTTGTCGGCATCTGGTTCACTGCTCTTGGTGTTAGCACCATGGCATTCAACCTTAACGGGTTCAACTTCAACCAGTCCATCATCGATGGTCAAGGAAAAGTTCTGAATACTTGGGCAGACGTTCTTAACCGTGCTGGTCTTGGTATGGAAGTAATGCATGAGCGTAATGCTCACAACTTCCCTCTCGACCTGGCTGCTGCTGAGTCCACTCCTGTGGCACTCACCGCCCCCACGATCGGTTGATTGATCTGTTATAATTAATAAGAAGTGAGAGGGTCCTTCGGGACCCTTTCTTTTTCTTCTCAAATGTTAAGTAATATTACTTATTCTCATGATTGGCAAACTTGATCCAGAAGAGCGGGTATTATCTGTAGGTTCACCACGACTACCAGAGTGGTTTGCACAAACCTCCGATGAACCCTACGATAGACATCAATACGAATTGCAATTCAATAATCAATCAATTATCTTTGATGATTATGAACAGATGAGAGCATACTGGTTTCAGTGTGTTCGTAACTGGAGAGATTGTAAGGTAAATGTCTTGGATAAAAAACAAACAAAGAAAAAAACAACTAAAGGTTTTAAATAAAAATGGTAGCATCAACATTAACACAACAATCACAACGGGGGTGGTTCGATGTCCTGGATGACTGGCTTAAACGCGATCGCTTTGTCTTTGTGGGCTGGTCTGGACTTCTTCTTTTTCCCACTGCTTATCTCGCAATTGGTGGCTGGCTTACTGGCACGACGTTTGTTACAAGCTGGTACACCCACGGACTCGCAAGTAGTTACCTTGAGGGTGCTAATTTTCTTACAGCGGCTGTGTCAACGCCTGCTGACGCTATGGGTCATTCTCTTCTTCTACTTTGGGGTCCTGAGTCTCAGGGCGACTTCATCCGGTGGTGTCAACTTGGAGGGCTTTGGGCCTTTGTTGCTCTCCACGGTGCATTTGCACTGATTGGTTTCATGCTTCGGCAGTTTGAAATTAGTCGTTTAGTAGGAATTAGACCGTACAATGCTATTGCGTTCTCTGGGCCTATCGCTGTTTTTGTCAGTGTTTTTCTCATTTACCCACTCGGACAGTCCAGCTGGTTCTTTGCACCGTCGTTTGGTGTTGCTGCGATATTCCGCTTCTTACTCTTCCTACAGGGTTTCCATAACTGGACGCTCAACCCGTTCCATATGATGGGTGTAGCAGGTATTCTGGGTGGTGCTTTGCTTTCTGCGATTCATGGTGTTACAGTAGAAAACACTTTGTATGAAGATGGTGATCAAGCAAATACTTTCAAGGCATTCAGATCAGATCAAGAAGAAGAAACCTATTCGATGGTTACAGCAAACCGTTTCTGGTCTCAGATCTTTGGTATTGCGTTCAGTAATAAAAGGTGGTTACACTTTTTTATGCTGTTTGTTCCTGTTATGGGTCTTTGGACATCTTCCATCGGAATTATTGGTCTTGCTCTCAATCTTCGTGCTTATGACTTTATTTCGCAAGAAATCAGAGCAGCAGAAGATCCAGAGTTTGAGACGTTCTACACCAAGAACATTCTTTTGAATGAAGGTCTTCGTGCATGGTTAGCACCAGTAGATCAACCACATGAAAACTTTGTGTTCCCAGAAGAAGTTCTTCCAAGAGGTAACGCATTGTGAATGGATTTGAAGTATTCTTTTACTTTGTTTGCTTTGCTATTATTGCGGGTGCCGCATTTGCGATGATGTGGGGTAACATTCAATCCATTAATCAGGAGATGAATAAACCAAAACCCAAACCACGTCATCCAGAGGCACCTGCCGATGGTGAAGAAATCATGTATGTTGATTTAACAAGAGAACGACTTGAGGGTCTTTACAAAGAGGAGGAAACTGATATATAATTGGCGTAGCAATCGCTAACAAATGAAGATTTTCCTCGATACTGCTGACACCGATGTAATCGAAAAATATTTCTCTACGGGATTAGTTGATGGTGTCACAACTAATCCCACTCTCATTATGAAGAGTGGTAAAAACCCTGAAGATGTCTATCAGAAGATTAAGGATATTGGGGTACAAGACATCAGCATGGAGGTCATGGGATCTGACCTTGAGATGTACGATGAAGGTATTCGTCTGTATGAAAAGTTTGGTGACGTTGCTACAATCAAAGTACCCTGCACACGCGAGGGTCTGATCGTCTGTAAGAGACTCTCTGAGCAAGGAATCAAAGTCAACGTCACACTGATCTTCTGTGCCGCTCAGGCGGTCCTTGCAACAAAGGCGGGGGCAACTTACGTCTCTCCCTTTGTAGGACGCTTAGACGACCAATCAGTAGCGGGACTGGAGGTTGTACGATCTATCTCTGAACTATATCGTATTCATGGAGTCAGGACTCAGGTTCTATCTGCATCCATTCGCAGTGTTCAACGTGCCATTAGGTCATGGTATAATGGTGCTGAAATCTGCACGATGCCACCCAAAGTATTTGATCAAATGTATGATCACATCCTTACTGATAAAGGTATGGAAATTTTTGAAAAAGATTGGAAAGAGGTTCAACAATGACATTTACAGTATATTCTAGAGACAATTGCCCTTATTGTACGAAAGTAGAACAGGTATTAGAGCTTGCTGAAATTAAGCATGTGATATATAAACTTAACAGGGACTACACCCGTGAGGAATTCTACGAAAAGTTTGGGGAAGGATCTACATTCCCTAGAGTTGTTAAAGATGATGAACTGATTGGTGGGTGTACGGAAACTGTTAAGTATCTCAGGGAACAAAAACTAGTTTAATGGAACAGAACCTCATCGACATCTTTGATCTTATTGAACATGCTATTGATAATGCCTTTGAGGGACAAATGAATTTAAAATTTTATGATTACTTGAAAGAGAGTAAAATCAAAAAACATGAGATAGATACTTTCATTTCAAGCACCACCAAAAATGAAATAGGTTGTCTTATCTTTGATCTCGATGAATATATCAAAGGTGGTAATGATAGTGAACACAAACAACTGCGTGAGGGTTATGGACATATTCCTAAACCTCAAGCAAGAAAAATTAGAAACTACTTAGAGAGTTTCTTAGATGATGCAGAGAGGTATAGTTATGACAGACGACCTGGGCGAAGAAAGAAAACTAAATAATCGTGAAACCCACATTAATCGTGGGGTGGAGTTGCTACTAAGAAATAGGAGGAGGAAACCGGATTCACCCAAAACTTTTCAGGTAAAGTTTGGTAAGATGGTCTCTCTCTTCCGAAGAGAGATTGTATTTCATCTTAACTTCTACCTGGACATCAGAAAGAAATAGTCTCTGGAGGACGAAAAGATGTTAGCAGTAACCCTGACTATAGGAACATTAGTATCAATCATGTTCTTTTTTGTAGGAGGTGTGGTAGGATGGTTAGCGAAAGACCATGTATATCAAACCCAACCCGTTTACACACATCCAGAGATGTTTGATGAGAACGGCAACATTCTACCTGACGAAATTTTAGCAGTACGATTTGAAAATGACTATGACTTCGACGACGAAGACGACAACTAAGGAAAAATCAAAACTTCCACCTAACCCATTTGTTCATGAAATTCTTGAACTTGCTAGCAAACAACGGAGCAAGGCGAAGAAGGTAGAGATTCTTCAGGAGTATGCTAATCCTGCACTGAAGAGTCTCTTCATCTGGAACTTTGATGAGACTGTAGTCTCTGTAGTTCCTGCTGGAGAAGTGCCTTACAATCCAAATGAAGTTCCTGTTGGAACGGATCACACATCGCTTCGTAAGGAATACAAGCACCTTTATAACTTTGTAAGAGGTGGTAATGACAGTCTCACTTCTCTCCGTAGAGAGACAATGTTTATTCAGATGCTTGAAGGACTGCATCCAGAGGAAGCAAAGATTCTCTGCCTTGTAAAAGACAAAGCGTTACAATCTAAATATAAATTAACATATGAAGTTGTTAAAGAAGCTTATCCTGATATCAACTGGGGAGGACGCTCATGAGTAGTGCTGTAGTAGAACCACAAGAGAAGGAAATGGCAGAGTTCGGATCTGATGCTAATATCGTGAATCCATCTGATTATAGTTGTCAGATTCTGCAGGAAAAAACCACTCTTGAAGCAGCAAACGACAAGTCACTACCTAATGATGCGAGACTTGTCTGGTACATTGTTGATGGGGTAGAACATATTGACCTTACTCGTTGCAGGAAGACTGTAGAGTTATTTGATATGTACTTTGACAAGTATGGAAAAGGTGCCGTTCAAAAAATTGATTTTGGGTATGGTCAAGCAAACCCCAGGTTGTGGGGGAATAAACCAAAAAAGGATAAAAAAAGAAAATGAGTGAAGGTTTTAAGGGGTTTGCTCAACCTGGAGAGGATAAAGAGTTTACTCTCAATATTAATGGTAAAGAAGTACAGAAAATTATTAGAGAGTACAAGAAAATAAAGAAGTATCAGAAGTCCTCTATGTTTGAGTTAGAAAAACTATCAGGGCAACAAACCCAGGTAGACAAATTGGTTGGTGAATATGGAATTGATTCAGAGGCAATCGAATAAACCTATATTAAAGGTAAAGAGATGATGCAAACTCTAGTTTACTCAAATGGAAGTCAAGAATGTGATAGGGCAAAGATGGTCCTTGAGGCATGTGGGCAAGAGGTAAGGGAGTTCTTACTTGGTGCTGATTTCAGTGATAGGCAGTTCCGTGCTGAGTTTGGTAGTGAAGCAGAGTATCCTCAGGTTGCTATTGGTCTGAATCACCGTGGAACATTAAAAGAAACACTCAAGTACATGAGTGATCAAGGCATGTTTTTGTAACACGTTATACAAAAGAACTTGACTATATAATCTATGAAGTCTATAATAGACTTGTCGTTCATCCCACTCTGTGGGACGCAAGTAAGTCGCGGAACGGAGCGTTCATCCCATGATTGAAGTTTTACTTTATGCCAATTTGAATTGTCTAGATGCTACCGATATGATCGGTCGTGTTAAGACAAATGAAAACATAAGTGAGATTGTGAAAACTGAGATTGTTGAAACCATAAAGGAAGCAACACCTCATTGTAAATGGGACGCAAACGACTGAAGGAACGGGAACTCGGATCACCCGCAAGGGTAAAAGGAGAAAATCACCCATTCTTTTAGGAGTAAACAAATGAACACACTTACACTGATCAAAAAGCAAATCGAAAAGCAGGCTGCTCTGCATGATGCACAAATTCACGTTACCAAGTATCGTGGTGTAGATTGTAAAGTGCATGAGGTTGGTGAGGAAACTCACGGCACTTTCTGCTATCGTGGTCGCACTTACACTAAGTGATTGCAAAACCAATTGAATAGTGTTAGAATGGGAGGGTAACCTCCCATTTTTTATGGAAAGAGATAAACTTAAATTGATAGTAAGGAATCTAAAACTGTTGGTTGAAGCTCTTGAATCAGAAGTATATTCTGATCCCGATGCTTACACTGATAAGCGGGAGAACTTTGATGATCCCATCCCTTACCCTGTTGCAGATTACGACGAAGTATTTAATGATGATGACGGATACCCTGACTAAACTGATTAGTGTCACACCAGACGCAGAGAAACACATGGCATATTGTGCCCGTGTGTCGAATCCAAATAACCAGGAGAATGAAAAGTTCTCAGGTCTTCTTAAGTATTGTGTTAAGCATCAGCACTGGAGCATCTTTGAGCAGGCATATATGACTCTTGAGATTAATACTACTAGAGGAATTGCAGCTCAAATTCTGCGCCACCGTTCGTTCACATATCAAGAATTTTCACAACGTTATGCTGATTCTTCCCTACTCGCGGAGACGATTCCTCTACCTGAACTACGTAGACAAGACACCAAGAATCGTCAGAATTCTATTGATGATATTGACCCGTTTGTCCGTCAAGAGTTTCAGATCAAAATGAATAAGTACTTTGAGGAGGGTATGAAACTCTACAAAGAAATGCTTGATGCTGAAATTGCAAAGGAGTGTGCTCGTTTTGTGCTTCCACTCGCATGTCCCACAAAAATCTACATGACCGGTTCAGTGCGCTCATGGATTCATTATATCGATTTGCGTTCGGCCAATGGCACACAGAAGGAGCATATGGATATTGCAAATGCATGTAAGTGTATCTTCATTTGTCAGTTTCCCGCAGTTGCTGAAGCAATGGGTTGGGAACTATCACCAGAGTGTCCAGAATGTTTAGATCAATCTGCAATTACACTTGAATAAATATTCACACTAGGACTTGAGGTTTATGCCAACGTACCCTGTTATTAATTTAGAAACGAAAGAGAAAAAGACTCTTAGCATGACCATGAAGCAGTATGCTGAATGGAAAGAACAGAATCCAGGATGGGATAAGGATTGGTCTGAGGGATGTGCGGGTCAATCGAGAGAGTTCAGATGGACAGGAGAAGCGAAGTCGAGTGGTTGGAACGAAGTTCTGGACCGTGCATCTAAACAACCAGGTGCCACGGTTCGGAAGCATCGTGACTACTCCTTCTAACTCTGTATCCTCCGCTTATGCCTGCAAAAAGAAAGACGAATCTATCAGTAGTTCCATTTGGAATGAGCAACAAACACATGAAAAGAAAGAAGCCAATCAACTCAGACTTGATGAGGGGCATCACACCCCTTACTGAAAATCAAAAAGAACTCTTTCGTTGCTATAAGAATGATCAAAATCTTGTAGCGTATGGATGTGCTGGTACTGGAAAGACCTTTATTACCCTCTACAATGCTCTTAAAGATGTGTTGGATGAGAAGACTCCTTACGAGAAGATCTACCTTGTCAGGTCTCTTGTAGCGACTAGAGAGATTGGTTTCTTACCAGGAGATCATGAGGATAAGTCTTCATTGTATCAAATTCCTTACAAGAACATGGTCAAATACATGTTCGAGATGCCTACCGATTCTGATTTTGAGATGCTGTATGGTAATCTTAAAAACCAAGGAACAATTTCATTTTGGTCTACGTCTTTCATTCGTGGCACCACACTTGATAACGCAATCATTATCGTTGACGAATTCCAAAACTTAAACTATCATGAACTTGATAGTATTATTACCAGGATTGGTCAAGATTCAAAGATTATGTTCTGTGGTGATGCCACTCAGTCTGACCTTCTGAAAGACAAAGAGAGAAATGGCATTGCTGATTTCATGAAAGTTCTTCGTATCATGCCCTCTGTCGATGTTATTGAGTTTGGAGTCGAAGATATCGTTCGTTCTGGACTGGTGAAAGAATACTTACTTGCTAAGATGGAATTGAATTTATGATTTTTGAGCATTGTAATTACCTTGGTGACCTTGAACTAACAAAAAAAGAAACCAATGGCATCCGTCTCTACAATCTTCCAAGTGGAGAATGGGTGCCTTCTATCACGTCGGTAACTTCTTTCTACAACAGACAGATCTTTGCCAAGTGGCGTAAGAGGGTTGGTATTGAGGAAGCAAATCGTATTACAAAGAAAGCAACTGCTCGCGGAACTGATTTCCATGAAGCAGTTGAAGTGTATATGCGAAACAAAGAAATTAATTGGGATGAGTTTAAACCTATGACAAGGTTTATGTTTCATCATGCCCTACCATATCTGGACAAGATAAATAATATACACGCTATAGAGAGGACTCTTTATTCTGAGTACCTTGGGTTAGCTGGTAGAGTTGACTGTATCGGAGAGTACGAAGGCGAACTCGCAGTCATTGACTTTAAAACATCCGAGAAGATAAAACCAGAAGAGTGGTTAGAAAACTACTTCGTTCAGGAGACTTTCTACGCTGCTGCTTACTATGAGTTGACTGGTATCCCCGTCAAGAAACTCATCACCATCATGGTTACCCCTGGTGGTGATGTCAAAGTATTTGACAAAAGGAATAAAGGGGACTATATTAAATTATTAGTTCGGTATATTAAGGAATTTGTATCTCACAATCTTAGGTCAGAGAATGGAGAATGAACTAGAAAAAGTATTAGAAAGTAAATTCTTTTGCCCTTCTCGCTTCGCACAAGAGATCGAATCTCTTGTAATACAGAACTCTGATATGAGTTATATTGATGCTATCATTCACTTTTGTGAAAAGAATAGTATTGATTTGGAGTCAGTTCCTAAACTGATTTCCAAACCATTGAAGGAGAAGATCAAATTTGAAGCAATGGAACTCAACTTCTTGAAGAGAAGTTCCCGTGCCAAATTGCCATTGTAATTCCTGTTTAGGGTAAAAAATTTTCCCGGCAAAAAATCCTTATATTACTTTTTTGATGATGCCGTTTGATGCCTACAAGCAATATCTCTCCTTGAAGAATCATTTTACCAAGGAGAAGTATGACTACCATAAGTATTGTGGTAAGAGTCGTGCAACCGTTCAGTCTTTTTACAAACGAAAGGATCGCTTTTGGTTTGAGAAGTTAGTGAGAAATAAATCAGACCAAGAAGTTATCGAGTTCTTCATATCTAACTTTATCACCTGCACTGATCCAAGTAAGCTTTGGATAGGAGAGATGATTCGCGAAGGTGAGGGTAGATATACTTCATGGAAGAAGAGAACTCAGTCACTCTCATATATGTTTAAGGAAGAGACAGAGAGGGTCTTTTCAGATAATAACTTTGATGCTATGTTCTCTATGGATGGTTCTCGTCATCCAGACATCTTGAAATCATATCTCAGGGATGATATATCAATTGAAACCCTAGTCATCCTTGATAGAATACTTGGGTTTAGAAAAGATTGGGACGATAAGTTATCCGATCCAGTGTGGGAAACCGTCAGCATGAGGATGAGAAAGTATTCTCCATTCCTAAATATTGACGTATCTCGTTATAAAAATGTTCTTAAGAAAGTTGTTTTAGGTAAATGAGTTTTTTCGATTCTGATGTGGTCCGTGCAGAAATGACGGAGATAAGTGAGTTACAAGAGGATGTTTATCGTAACGTCTTCAAGTTTCCTGAAATGAATCAGGAAGAAAAACTCTTTCATGTGGGTATGCTTGAGAAACTTTTGGATAAACAAAAGATTCTTTATACTCGCTTGAGTCTGTCTGATGATCCTGAAGCAAAGGTAATGAAGGAACGTATCGTTGATTCGGCTAAGATGATGGGTCTTCCTCCCAATGTTGATATGCCGACAATCTTTAACAACATGTCCCGAATGCTGGACGTAATGAAAGAAAAGATTGACGAAGACGGTTCCGACCTGTAGAATATCGAGGTACACACAAGCCAAATCCGTACAAATCTAACAAATCTTATGTCTTTCGCAAATCTTAAAAAGCAGTCCTCTCTTGGTTCCCTGACCTCCAAACTGGTCAAAGAAGTTGAGAAGATGAATAATACTGGTGGCGGTGGAGATGACCGCCTGTGGAAACCAGAGATGGATAAAACTGGTAATGGATATGCAGTTATCCGTTTCCTTCCTGCCCCTGAAGGAGAAGAACTCCCTTGGGCAAAGATGTACTCTCATGCCTTCCAAGGTCCTGGTGGTTGGTACATTGAGAACTCCCTGACTACTCTGGGTCAGAAAGACCCTGTGTCAGAGCACAACCGCGAACTGTGGAACAGTGGTCTTGATGCCGATAAGGACACGGTTCGTAAGCAGAAGCGCAAACTGTCCTACTATGCCAACATCTATGTTGTGCAGGATAAAGCAAACCCTCAGAACGAAGGTCAAGTCTTCCTGTATAAGTTCGGTAAGAAGATCTTTGACAAGATCATGGAAGCAATGCAACCTGAGTATGAAGATGAGACTGCCATCAATCCTTTTGACTTCTGGCAGGGTGCTAACTTCAAACTGAAACTGAAGAAGGTTGCAGGTTACTGGAACTACGACTCTTCTGAGTTTGCAGCACCTTCTCCTTTGCTGGATGATGACGATGCACTGGAAGCAGTGTGGAAGAAGCAGTATTCTCTTGCAGGACTCGTCGCTCCAGATCAGTTCAAGTCCTATGAAGATCTTGACAAGCGTCTGAAGATGGTGCTCGGTGCCAAACCTGCTCCCCGTCGTTACGATGAGGAACTGGAAGATGAGAGTGAAGGACGTGGTTCCTTCACTCCTAACTTTGAGTCAAGCAAGCCTCCTGCACCTGCAGCAGACTTCAATGCACCAGACATCACTCCTACCAAGTCTGCTGACTCTGATGAGGATGATGCTCTGTCTTACTTCCAGAAACTTGCTGAGGAATGATGAGATACAACCAGTTGTGCTTGACCCTTCTGGTTATCGCAGCATATATTAACCTACTGAAATAGTCTAATATTATCTCCGCGCTTTAAGGATTCAGTCACATACTGACTGGATCCTTTTTTATATGTCATGATATCTTCTAAATCATCCAGAGCAATATTCAGATAACGTGGTTTAAGAATCCAGATGTTCCTTCTTTGATCTTGAATATTATTTTCATATTCAAGATTAGTCACCTCTTTTACAGGATTTGTTGAGTAAGCAGTGCTATTATCTTGATACTTAAAGTTAAAATCAGAGGACACTCTGAGACCTGCTTTCAGCAAAGTGACTCCAGCACTATCTTTTATTTCAATAGTTTCATGGTGGTGAGTATCATTAAGTTTATCATAAGTACCATACTTATCTAAAAGAAAGATGTCATAATTGTATTGAGTTAATGGCCACTCAGTTTGAATGTTAATTATATTATTTGATGATAAGATTAACCAATCAAGATTAGAATCTCCATACACCTTAAATGCTACATTGTCAGGTCTATCATCTCCTTCAATCTTCCACTTAGTAAACACAGATAGATCTTGGAATATATCTTCTCTAAGTTTACCTTTTTTGAATAGATTTTTTACTGAGATGTAATCTGATATGTTAGCATCAGGAAGTCTGCTAACATAATCAAGATTAGGAACTTTACTAAAGTAATTTGACATTTTAGAAACCGATTTCTACTGGGCTACCTGTGCCATAATTATCATTAAATACAGGTTCAAGTTCTTTCAACTGCATTGCTATCTTGTATGCAGTCATGAAACCATCTGTTAATGTAGAATAATTTTGTTGAGGTGTGTAATCAACCGCGAAGTTTGTCATTGCACACTCCTTCATCTTTCCTATGTATGGGTG